GGATTCGCATTGGAAGCGCCGTTGCCGTTGACATAGCCACTAGTGTTCACATTCCACGTATTACAAGCATCGCCTCGGCTGGCTGAACGCAACCGGACGGACTGAGGTGATGTTTTATTTGCAACGGAATACTCAACCATATTTGGATAATCTGTCCACCATTCGCAAGGTGTTGTACGTCCGCTTCTTCTTCTCCAATAGGTGTGTACATCCCCTTCACCACTTGTTTGTTGTTTGATAAACATCTGGGATAGTGAAGGCAATGTAACATAATCATATGTAATATCCTCTGCACCTTCATCATTAACAGTGTTAGCGTAAGTAACAACTTTTACTTTTCTCAAGCAATTTAGCATTTCCTCGGGCATACCACAAAGGAATCCGTCTTTAGAAGCTAATTGGTCAGGACAAATATCCCATTGATCTTGAGGTGTCCACCATTTGCCTTTTGGCTTGTTTGAATTTAACCATTGTCGTAACGCAGATGTTTTCCAACGATTCCATCCATAAGCTAATTCTTGTACTGAGTTTAAATTTCCGCTTCTACTATCATGTGGGATTGTTCCTAGATTTGTTCCACCACTGCCAACAGTAACATTGACTGTTTCATTTAATGTGATTCCATCTTTTCCATATGAATAAACCTTCCAATTTGAAGGTGCTTGGTCGGGTGCTCCGTAGCATCCAGCTAATCTACCGCCTTTTTCTACAGGCTTAGTTAATGTGAATTGGTAATTGATTCCTGGTTTAACATTATTTCCCCATGCCTTAGCAAAATCGAAATTGTAAGTACCAACGCTAAGTCCATCAGGGCACGCTAGGAACGCTCTCTGATGCGAAAATTGAATACCAAAAGGCAAAGTATAGTGCGATTGTAACCACATTCCAGGGACTACTTCTCCGTCCTCTAAGGTCATATCTTCAAAGTGGTTTACTTGCCATGGCATATCGTATTCTTTTGAATCTGCGGTATCTGTCCATTTTTCAATTAACTGCGTACCAATTGCAAATGCACTTTCACCGACTCCGTTTGCAATTAATGTTCTTACCTTCTGCCAATCCATTGATTGATGCGAAATTCCGTTTTGAGCAATGATATTCAATGCTTTTACAATTTTTCCTCCTGTTTCTTCTGTTAAAATTCTGTGTTTTGCCATTATTCTTGTACCTCCTGAACAATATATCCTTCTTCGTCTACAGATAATCCCAACGCTTCAAATTGTTCTCTAAGCTTGCTCACACCTAAAGAATCATCTAATTGTTGAATTGTACCTTGCTTGGTAGCTTCGTTATCTTGGACGATAATTAAATCTGTTTTTGAAATGCCTTTGCTTGAAGGCAATTCTGCAATTCTAACACCCATTTATATACCTCCTAACTGCCATAGTTTGTATGACGTAGAATCTTACCTTTCTTGTTGGAATAAACTGCTTTTACTTTCTTTATTACTCCGTTATCGTTGTAGAAAACTCTAGCGGTTCTAAGTCTTTCTCTACCAAGAACATCAACAATCAAGTTATCTCCATTCTTAGCTAAGATGTCTACTCCGTCTTTTGTAAGGATGTTTTCTTCATACGTATTTGAGTTATATGCAATCTTCAATTGGTCAACTAATGTTTTAAAACTGAATGTAGCACTATCTGATTTAGAGCCGAAGTTATCAACAATACGAACGTATAACGTATAACTTGTTTCAGGATTTAAATTGTCCAAATAAATATGTGTATCAGTTCCTACATTAATCCAATTTGAATTGTCTAGCGAATATTCGTAATGATCTATTGTAGCTCCTTCATTTACAGAGAATCCATACCAACCAAACATACCACCATGAGGTGTGACTCCTGTACTTCCGATACCACCTACATTTGGCTTTTCAGGGTTCAATGTCGTAAATGATGTACTAGCTGCCAACGAAGGTTGACCATAGTTATCGACCATTCTTACATAGAATTTATACTTCGTATTTGGCTTTAAATTACCAAGGGTTAGGCTTGTTTCTTTGTCTCGGTCTGTCCAATTATTTTCATCATTAGATGTTTGATAAGAATAATCAGTAGCCATATCTCCTAATGAGAATCCGCTCCAACTAACTTTTGCAGATTTGGATGTTACCGAACTTGAAGAAACACTTCCTTTTGAAGGTGCATTAGGATATTTAGTGGTTGTGGTAAAATCAACTGCTTCACTCCAAACTCCATTGTATTTTCTTTTGAAACGATAATATCCTGTGTATTTAGTATTTGGCTTTAATCCTGTCCATGTATCTACAAAAGGTGTATCGGCTTTTATTGCTTTATTCCAATCCGTCCATGTTTTCCCGTCTCTACTCCATTGGTTTTCTTCGGACACAAACGGAACTGAAATTGTACAGTACATTGTTTTATATGTACTTCCAACATTGCTGATTGTTGCCTTGTCTGCGGTTCTATCAATTTTAGGAAGTGAGATGTCTACTACATTTGTGTTATAAGGACTTCCTATAGCTCCTGTATATGTTCCATTAAACCAATAATGCACTTTGCTTGATGCATTACCATTAGAATCATGGTCAACAGTAAATGAACCATTTTGTAGAATATATTCCTTGCTTGTACCAGCGCCACCATCTGATAACGTTACATGAGCACTATAATTTGGTGCTCCTGTAACTCCAGCAGACCAATCTTGTTCAACACGATAACCTGTATAATGAGGGTTTTTATTTTCAACTAAAATCCTTGTTCTTGTATGGACTGTAGACCTATTGTTTACGACATCTTGTTCACTCCATGCGTAAACTTGGAAATACATATTACATCTGCCACTGTATGACCAAATTTGATGATTTCCAAGTAATGCCCATCCTCCACCTACATAAGCCATGGATTAGTCTCCTATCTGAAAATAGAAATATCCGTTAGGGCAATTTGTCGTGTTTGGGTCGGCAGTTCCAACTTTATAACGAATTGATTCAATATTAACAGCGTGTTTTTCATCAGGTGGTATCGTTACGTTATTAACTTTGATTGTTTTGATAGGCACTAATTGATCTACAACTTCTTGTTTAATATATCCAGCATCATTTTGAAGCTCAGACACATTTTTGGGTATTTCAGTTTTCTTTGCATAAACACTAGCTATATCTAGATTGACAATATAATCAACAGGACTAATTGTGTTTCCATCTAATTTAATAGTTGTGATAGGCACTTTGATAGCAATGTTTTTATTGTTGTCTTTGGCAATGTTTGTTCCATTTACAGAAATTGTCTTAACGAATTGATTTAGAATTGCCATTAAATCCAATTGATTAGAAATATCACCAATCATATTTCCCCATTTCACTTTTAAATTTGCATGGTCATTGATTACTTGAATTTCTTTTCCGTTGTAGATATAGAACAATCCTTTTGAATCCACATACGCATGGTCTCTACTTGGATTTGTAATATCATCTACAGAATCAACGATTTCTAGCCAAAATTCGCAATCACCATCTTTTAAAGGAAACGCTACCGCCATATCTTTATTGCATACTACAGGTTGCATATTATTTTCCTCCAGCTTTCATAATGTCTGCAAAACAAGATGCACAAGATGTAATTTCTACACCTAAGAACTTTGTACAAGCTTCAATAAACTTCTTGTTAATCTCTAAAGCAATATTTAACAGTTCAGGGTCTCTATCCGAAGCTTGATACGCTTCAAATGCAGTATACATAGCCATGCTTAAATGTTTAACTAAACACCACTGTTCTCTATCCCCTTTACCACCGAAAGAATTGTATAGATAAAGCATTTGAGAACGTCTGATATTGGCATAATCATCAATTTCATCCTTTAGTGCTTCAATCTTTTCTAAATTATCAGGAATTTCTTCTTCACTAATCAATCCATTTTCAACCTCAGAAATACGTTTTTCTAATAAGGTTTTAGCGTGTAGTTCTGCACTTGCAATTTGTGTAAAACTACGGATAATATCTTCTCCAATTCCCGAAGTGCTATATTTGTTTTCCATCTACACAACCTCCTTTTTGTATGCTTTGATAGACAATCTAGCAGACTGTTGTTTTTGTTTTCTTTTAAAGTCAATTTGTTGACTGTTCAATTTCAATAGCGATATGGCAGACTGCCAATCTCTAGGATTTTGTTTTACATGATTTGATAGGTTTTCAATTCTTTGCTCATATCTATTCATAGATACCTCTTATCTGTTTACATGACTATATTTAAGATAATTAACTAACGTACAATCAAAATTGCCATTTCCCGTCACCTTGATTGTTTTATATCCTGGATCTAGTATTCTGTTTCTATCGGCTTCTGAAAGATACCCACAAGCTTTAAGAACATCAAAATTAGAATATTGTCCAGGCCATAGTCCATTGCCCATAATCCAAGCTCCATTGAATTGTTGCTTGAAATATGGTGTCATGTCTATTCCTTCGATCTCGATATTAAAGTTTGTAGCAGTAGAATTATCTATTACTAGTTTAAACTCAAAACGCTCATAATAAATCAAATCCTGAGAAATTGACATTCCTATTACCGCTGGTTTAGAACTTGAACATCCCCATCTAGGGAACTCGTACCCATAAAAATCAACTGTGTGGTTTCTACGTTGAATGGAATTGTATCTTCCTTTTTCTTTCAAATCATAGACACTATCAGCTAATATATTTATTGCCTTACTAATATCCATAACTAATCACTCTTTCCGTCTCTATCCGTTCTTAGGAATTTCTCTAGTGTCAATGTATCTATTTCAATTCCTGTTTTATCTATTTCTCTTTGTAGGTTTGTGATATAGAACCAATCGTCTTGTTTTAGAATACGTTTCATGTATCTATTGCAACTTCCTAATTGCAATAGATTGAGATCATAAATAAATCTGATTCTATCACCTACGTTTACTTCTTTAGGTAATGCTTCACAAGAAACATTGATAGCAAACTTTCTTCTTGCATTAATTAGTTTTCTACAGGCACAATCATATACAACCTTGGCCGCATAAATTCTATCGTTATCAGTAATGATAGTCGTTCCGTTTGTAGACTCGGGGTCAATGCTCTGTTGTACATAAACACTCTTTACTCTGAAAATACCAATGATATTTGATGTACTGATTGTTGTTGTATTGCAATATGGATAAGGTTGGTTTTGACCAAAGAAATTTGCTCTACCATTTCCTGCATCCGAAACATACATTGCAACGTGTGATGCAGGTGTGTCGCCACCTCTTCCAAATATGCACCAATCACCAAATTGAGGTGTATCAACATAATCAAAGTATTGAGAATAGCCTAATTCATCTCTGTTATACCAAATGTAATCTGCATATCCATCACCGCCTATAGCTCTTGTAGGGTCAGGATAATTTAATGTCTGTAATGCTTTTTTCCAAGCATCTACACATTGATATGGTTGTTCAGGCGGTACACCATCCATGTCGATAGATTGACCGTTCCATGTGTTGATAAAATTCTGAGCGTTCCAAGGACGAGCTTGTGTTTTATCTGTATCGGTTGTCGTTCCGTTATCATCTTGTTCCCACTCAGGAATCAAACCGTAAATACGTTGAGCAAATTCAATACGTTTTTGATACTGCAAATCAATAGATGTATCTCCACGTTCATAATCTGCCATAAAAGCCATTACCATGTAATTCATATCGGCTTCCATATGTGACCATTGTTGAAATGTAATGTTATAAGAAGTAGTTGGAATCCAAGGGCCATTTGTAGCGTTTGTTGACCATTCTTCAACTAGCTTTGCTACTTCCCCTTTTCCGTACATTGTGTAGCTTGAATATCCATGAGAACCTAACCAATTAGTAATTCGTGTGTATGGAGTCCACTGAACCAATCCAAATCCTTTTTGAGAATCAGGAACATCACCCATTTGATATAAGTTAGGGTTTAATGTTGATTCCACGTGGCATGAACCACATAAAGCTGCTATTGCTGATTTACTCCAAATGTCTTTTAGAGAGTGCCATAAGGCTTTAGCATTGTTTATTTCCTCTGTATCCGTCAAAAATCTTTGTTCTTTAGGAATGACCCATTTGTAATCCTTAGAGTCTTTTGTCATATCCTCTAGACTAAATGGTGATAAATCATCAAAAGCAAATGTTCCTTCAATGAATACACCACTTTCATATCCAACCGAATCTGTGTCAATAATGGAATACTCCAATTGATTGTTAGGAGCTAATTTAGGGAAGTCTACATATTCATAATCACGCTCGTTATTTATGTTTGATCTCAAAATAACTACGGGAAACTTAGTGTTCTGTAAGCTTTTATCGTTATACACTTCTCTTAGCGATAAAGAGGACATACCACTATCAGATTTATTTGCATAAACCGTTGCTAGGTTAATAACATCTGAGAAATCAGTTTCCATTGTTGGCTCACCAATAATTCTATAGTTTCTTCCTAACGTTGGCTTATTTGAAAGCATAACAGGTTGTTTCTTTCCAAAATATCCAATTTCAACTTGCTTATCATTTGTAAATGGCACTCTCCAATAAACAGATGGTGTCAATTCGCAAGTTTTAGTAAGTGCATCTAATTTAGATTGTCTAGAATAAACGTAGTCAATCTTTTCATTATCAATTTCAGTTTCAAAATTCATCTTCCACTGAGTCGAATAATACATATCTTCACTTTCGTATACGTTCTTTATAAGAGCGTTTTTAACCGCATAATTCGTTGGGACTTGTCTATATGTCCATTCATTGATTACGTGCGTTAGAGATATGTTTAAACCACTTACAGAGGGTTTGTAGTCGGTAATCATTCCGTAGAAAACTCCACAATCCATGATTACTCGCATTTCTTTTCTTCCTGAGATTAAATCGTAGTATTCGTTAGGAATTGTGATTTGCATTTCAGGTACTGTCATCAACTCATTTGAAAAACTGATTGTGCTTAAAGCCTCTCTGAATCTTTTCTTAACTTTTCCAAATTCTAATATTTCAAAGTAAGGAATCATGTTTACTCCTAACTACCAATTTTGCCTTGTCCTACCCATTTACCATTTTTTCTAATTCTACTTGACCCTTGGCCCTCTTTATTTGCTTTGTCGGCACTGTACTTGCCAATAGTTACCCAAGAGTCTTTAACTCTCTTTTTAAACCATCCTGTAGCTCTATCCAAAGAATAGAATATACCACCTTTTCTTACTGCCCATGGCCTGAAATCAGGGATAACCTGTTGGATAGAATATATATTCTCGTAAGGGAATGTAGCATCTTCACCTCTTAATTCAACTTTAACGTGTGTTGTATCTGTTGGAAGTTGTAACTTTCCACTCCATTGACTGTTTTGTGCCACTGTTTCCCAACCTGATGAATAAGCCAATGGCCATGTATCTGCATGAGAGAAGATTACTTGATTATAAATCTCTCTCCATGAGGCTTTGTTGTTGTTAGAAACACTAACAATCAAAATATAGTTGTATCTTCCGCCATACTGTACATACTTTCCATTACCTGTATATGTACCAGCATCCGTTACACCATAACCAACTAAATCTAATGTGAAAGTAACGCCATAGTTTCCATCATCTGAAAAGTTGATACCTTTTCCATATCCTTTAGCGTGGGCAGTAGCAAGAGGAAATCCAAAGTCTGCGGTATTGCCTGGATTTCCACCTAATACTACGTTATTGTATGGCCCTGTGTTATCGTAAGCTCCATGAAAGTTTTGCCATGCCATTAAACACCACCAGCCAAATCATTCTCAGAACTTCCATTATTAGTACGGATGTATGAGTTTCCATCAGGAGTACCACCAAAGATATTGATATTACCTGTTGCAATGCTTCTTCCGTCATTGAATTTTCCTTCAAATACAGTATCTCCTGTTTGTTTCCATGCACCACTGTTTTTAAGATTTGTAAGAATCTTTTCAACTGCACTGTACATATCTCCAACGCTGCCTTCAAGTTTTCCAACCTTTTTTTGTAAATCTCTGATAGCATTCCAAAGCTTTTGGATTTCTGCCCATAGCTTTTCGATTTCTTCCCATTGCCCACAATCAGAACAAATCATTACATCCATGATACTGATTAGGTTCTTTTCCAAATCTTTGATAGCTTCTTTTGTATCGCAAACATCAATTGTATCTATCTTTTCTAGCAATCCACCTAATAAGCAATCGTTCATATCGTGCATATCTGTACAGTTATTGTGGCCCTTGTTTTCAAAGCCTTGGTTTGCTTTAAGATTTGCACAAATAGTATCTGTTACACCTTTTTGAATGAAATTACTGCTTGTAGCTTTTAAAGAATCACAAGCAGAACAAACATCTTTATTCATTTACGTGTACCTCCTAATCTCTACAGATAACGAAATTTACTTTGTTATCATTTACAAAACGAGTGTGTAGAGATATTTCATCATCTTCTAGCCAATCAACATAAATAGAAAGGAATTGCAACCAATTCGTTGTTTCTCCAGCTTTTACTGTTCCGCTCATGCTTAATTCCACTGTTTTGTTAATATCTTCTTCAAATGAAGCATTTGTGATTTTTTGATATACCAACGATCCACTCTTATTAGGAACACGAATTGAAACAGTAGGAGCTGAACCAGCTTGAACTCCTGTCATTTTATAAGAATAGTGTTTCAATGTAACACTATTGAATTTGTATGTAGCACTCTTATCTTTGTTAGGTTTCATGCAGAAATCAACTTTTCCTGTAATAATTCCATCTGCTACTTTCGTATATCCACTTTTGTGAATCCAATCTGAATACTTGAATGTGAAATTACCTTGTCTATCAATTGCAACACTCAATTCAGGTGTAGCCTGTGAATAGTGTACTTTGTTTCGATTGCCAAATTTTGAAGTTGAAGATTATACAACTGGTCTTGCAATCCACACATCCAACAAATCATAGCTGCTTTCATGTTGTAATCATTGTTAGCATATTGGCTCATGAATAATTTCCAATCACACAAATCAAATCCATCTATGATGTCATACAAGCCTTTTGTAAGGCAATCATTGGCATTTTCCATGTCTGTACACGTATTATTACCATTATTAGGATTTAATCCTGTATCGTTTCCTAAAGACGTACAGATTGAATCTGTAACACCATTTTGGATAAACTCTGCACTGCTATCTTTTAACTTTCCACAAGCAGTGCAATAACTTTTAACATTTGCCACTGCAAGCCTCCTTAATTTGTAAGTTCATCAACATCTATATATACACAAGCCATCTTACAACATGAGCCTGTGACAACTAATCTATTCATTCCATGATGTACTGTGAATCCAAATTCATCTTCGATTACTAGATTATCTAAATCCA